AGCACCGCATATAAAAAAACGGCAGTGCTGGAGGGCGATCCGTGCGACTAAAGCGCTCCATTCCTGCCGGGATGGAGCGTTTTATGCTATTTTCCCCTGAAAAGAGGCGCGGGCTGCGCCTCAAATGGTGACCAGCAGCCCAGAACACCGGTAGATTCCACTCGTGCCGCAAGGCCGCTTTCAAACAAGTGGCAGTTGTACGGCGTCGAGTGGAACTACTGGTGAATATTTTTAGCGTCCGTCAGTGTGCATACGCTGCAAATTGCAGCCGCAACGCACTGGCGGTTTTTTGTTACCCCATTCGCGCCCCTCCGCTTTTGAAATTTTTGGTTTTCTCAAAATTTCAAAAGATTGGAGGAATCCGTAATGGGATTCAACTGCGCACAGGAAAAAGCAAAATTTGACCGTGAATGGTTACGCCTTCGGAAAGAATACACAGATGCCGGTATGAGTGAAGCGGCGATACAGAAGATTTATGACTACGACTGGTATTGTTTCTGCCGCAACCGCGCTTATGAGCGCAGGGCGACACAAATGCCGCCACTGGAAATTGACAGCCCAGACGATGCGCGTCGGTCTGCATTGTTTCGGAAAAACGAGACACTTTCGGTTTCCTTTGACGAAAGCGCCTTTCCAGATCGTTATGCATGGGTTGATCACTGGAGGATTTGCGGTTGTTACAGGCAATCAAAACGCTGAGCATTGAAGAACTGGAAATATTGACATTTCTGACGCTGGAGGAACATAGTCAGAAAGAACTTGCAGAGAGATGGGGCTGTTCGCAACGCGCCATATCGAAGAAATTTCAAAAAATCAAAAAAGTTTTTCAAAAATGGTTCTAAAAAAGCTGTTCCCGTGGCCTATGCATTGAGGGGACATTTTCAGTCCGCCTCGTGCAGCTTGAAAAGTACATATCCAGCGACTGAAATGACATCAAGCGGACGAGCCAGAAATGGAACAGCGATGCGGAGGATGCGCGAAGACCACCTGTACAGATTTCCTGTATAAAGACGGCCCAATAAGGTGACGAGCGGTACCCATCCATCCAAAAGCAGCCTTGGCAAGCTGCCTCGCAATGATCTTGTCCGCGGACAATGGTACTCCTGCCCAGCCACAACGGAACGTAATGGGGGCAGCTCGGAGAGATCCTCGGAGGGGTGCAGACCCGTGAGCAGCGCCAGCTGCCGTTCAGTAGCTGCCTTGGCTCCGGGAAGAAGCGTCGAACAGGAGCAAGCATCAAAATTTCAAAAGCGGGGGCGGCTCTGCGCAAACAGAGTCGCCCCGTGGTTAAAGGAGAATCTTATGAATCCAAACATTGATTTTTTAGGAATCTGTCAGCTCCTGAAAGCGCTCCGAACGGTCGGATTTTCTGAGACTGAGATCAAAAAGATCGCACGGCGGATCGCTGTCGAGCTTGGTGCAAATTTCACACTTTACGCTTGATTTTTCTCCGTTTTGTTCATAGCTATTCTGAAAATATTGTAGTAGTGTGTGTTGCTACAGAGGGAGGTGGACGGCATGGCAAAGAAGCAGACCAACGGAAATCTTGCGCTGGAACAGCAGAGCGTCATAGTCATCCCGGCGCATGATGAGATCGCCGCGCGAAAGCTGCGCGTCGCAGCGTATGCCCGCGTCAGCTCCTCCAGTGAGGATCAGCTCAATTCCTACTGCGTGCAGAATCAATACTATTCTGAACTGATCTCCAGCAATCCGGATTGGGAAATGGTCGATATTTACGCCGATGAGGGCATCACCGGCACGTCGGTTGAAAAGCGCGAAGATTTTCAGCGCATGATGCAGGATTGCCGCAAAGGCAAGATCGACCGCATTCTGGTCAAGTCCATTTCCCGATTCGCCAGAAATACAAAGGACTGCCTTGCGGCTGTCCGAGAACTCAAAGAACTCGGTGTCAGTGTTCAGTTCGAGGAACAGGGCATCGACACCAGCAAGGTGTCTAGTGAAATGGTCACGGCAATCATGGCATCGCTGGCACAGAAAGGCAGCGAGTCGATTTCAGGCAATGTCAGATGGGGCGTCCAGAATCGGATGCAGGATGGAACTTATATGACAGCATCCGTTCCATTCGGGTATGAACTTTGCGATAAGAAAATGAAGATAAATCAGGAAGAAGCCCAGATAGTGCGTCAAATTTTTGATCTCTATTTGTCAGGCGTTAGTATCGAAAAAATTGTGCTTGAGTTAAACGCTGGATGTCATGAAATCAGCGATAAGAAAATCTGGTGTAAAACTGCAGTTTCCTATATTTTGGGGAACGAACGATATATCGGGGATCGACTGCTGCAGAAATTCTACATGACGGATACTCTTCCGACGAAGCAAGTAAGAAATAATGGTGAGAAGGCGCAATATTATGTAGAAAATACACATCCTGCAATCATCGATAGAGAACGATTTCATGCGGCGCAGGCATTACGCGTGTGCCGGAAAAAGCGAAACGGATGCGCCATCACCATGCGCCAGAGCAATTTAAAAGGGAACTGTTTCTGCGGAATGTGTGGTGGAAAACTAAGATCAAAAGAGGAAAACGGCATAATCTATTGGGTTTGTAAAACGCATAGCAAAGATAAGAAGTCATGTGCTAATTCGCCTGTGCAGGAAAAAATCATGGGGCAGGCTTTCTGCCGTCTATATTACAAACTCAAACACCACGGCGGCCCCATCTTCACACAAATGCTCTCCAATCTCCAAAAGATCCGCTACAGCAGGATGCTCTGGAGCGAGGATGTCATCTCTCTCAACAAAAAAATATCCGATATTCTCAGTCAGGTTCAATTCCTAACCCAGCTTCAACAGGCTGGCGGCGTTGACCCTGACACTTTTATATCTTCAAACAACAAACTCAGCGAACAACTCCGCAGGCTGAAACAGGAAAAAGCAAGGCTTCTCGACACCGACAGCGACGATCTGGCGGATCGTACCCGCGATCTTATGGACGCGCTGGAGGATGGGCCGGATTTCCTCGACAGCTTTGATGCGGAGCTGTTCGATGCGCTTGTAGAGAAAATCATCGTGGACAACAACGAGCGCCTTCGGTTTCGGCTGAAAAACGGTTTGGAGCTGCTAGAGCAAATCGGAAGGACAAGACGCTGATGGGAAATCGGAAGCTGCCGTTTGGGTATCAAATGCGCATGGGCGAGATCGTCCGAAACGAGCCAGAGGCAAAAGCCGTGCAGGACATTTTCCTGCAATACACGCTCGGCGCGTCGCTGAAGGAAATCGCAGAACAGATGAGAAAGACCGGCCCCGTCTATGACGAGGGCAAGAGCTGGAATAAGAATATGATTGCCAGAATCTTGGAAAATCCCAAGTACACCGGCGCAGACAGTTATCCGAAACTGGTTGACATAAAATTATTTGAAGCAGCCGTCGAGAAGCGCCAGACCAAGCAGCGTCTGCCAGAGCGGACACCTGCGCAGAAAGCACTCAAGCGTGTCTGCTCCAAACCGCCTACGCCGGAGATCGAGCAGCAGGTCACACACCTACTTGGCAGGCTGGCAGAACAGCCGGAGCGCATCACGCAGCCGGAACGGACTTCTGCACCGGTACATACGAATGCGCAAGCCGAACTGGATGACATTCTGAACACGCAGCCACTCGACGAGGCCGCTGCCAGAAGTCTGATCTGCAAGCTGGCACAGGAGCAGTACGACACCATCGGCAACGAAGAATACGAAACCGAGCGCCTGCGGCGGCTGTTTACAGCGTTCGAATGTACGGCAGAACTCAATGCGGAGCTGCTGCAGAGTGCCGTCTCTGCTGTGCTGGTGACACAACAGGCGGTGCGCTTGCAGCTTAAAAACGGGCAAATCATCGGAAAGGAAGACCTTGTATGACAGATGAAAAACCGCGCGTCATTATCATTCCGCCAAAGCCGGAATTGCAGCAAACGGCCACGGTCACAAAGCAGCTCCGTGTCGCGGCGTACTGCCGTGTCTCGACCAAGGAAGAAGAACAGGCCAGCAGCTATGAAGCGCAATGCGAATACTACACCGACAAAATCATGTCCAACAAGGAATGGACAATGGCTGGCATTTTTGCGGATGAGGGTATCACCGGCACGTCAACAAAAAAGCGCACCGAGTTTCTCCGTATGATTCGTCAGTGCAAGCAGAAAAAGATTGACCTCATCCTTACAAAGTCCATCCAACGATTTGCCCGCAACACGCTCGACTGCATCAATTATACGCGCATCCTTCGGCAGCTCGGCATTGGCGTCCTGTTTGAAAAAGAGAATATCAACTCCCTGCCGCCCGACAGCGAGTTCATGATTACCATGTACGGCGCGATGGCGCAGTCCGAAAGTGAATCCATCTCCGGCAACATCCGGCGCGGCCGGCAGATGCACGCAAAGGTCGGAACGCTCAAAATTTCCTGTTATCGGCTTTATGGATACGAAAAAGACGCAGATGGCAAATTCCGCGTCATACCTGAACAAGCAGAAATTGTGCGCGAACTCTACAAGCGATATGAGAGCGGCGCCAGCCTGCGCAATCTGGAAGACTGGCTGGAAGAAAATCAGATCAAAACGGTTCTTGGAGAATCCAAATGGACAACGACATCCATCAAGAGCATCCTGACAAATGAAAAATATTGCGGCGACGTGCTGCTTCAGAAAACATTCCGGACAGACGTCATCAGCAAGAAGGTTATCAAAAATGTTGGACAGATGGCGCAATACTATATGCCCGACCATCATGAGGGCATCGTCAGCCGGGAGCAGTACAATGCAGTGAAGGCAGAAATGGCACGTCGGAGCGCCCTGCGCAGCCCATCCAAGCAGGCTGTGACAGGACGCTCCTGCTACACCAGCAAATACGCTTTATCGGACAGACTCGTCTGCGGCGAGTGCGGAACGCTCTACCGGCGATGCACATGGACCTCCCTCGGTCGGAAATATCCCGTCTGGCGCTGCACCAGCCGCCTGAACTACGGAACAAAATACTGCCACGACTCCCCGACGATCAAGGAAGAACCGCTGCAGGCAGCAATTCTGGCAGCGATCAATTCCGCCATGAGCGATAAACCGGCCCTACTTGATCGTATTAAGAATGCAGTTTCCTTGGAGCTTCTGCCAGTACAGGGTCAGACCATGAGCCTTGCTGACATTGAAAGCCGCTTGGTGCAGCTCGACGAGCAGTTCCAGCGCCTGCTGGCAGAAGCCATTGATGTCGAAGATAAAGAATCTTGCAACGCACAATTCGCAGAGATCCTGGCCGAGCAGACTTCCCTCAAAAGGCAGAAGGAAGCAATTCTGCAAAGCAGAACCGATGCTGACCGCGTCAGCACCCGCATGAAGCAGGCGGAGCAAGCCGTAGAGAATACCGCACAAACGATCACAGAATGGAATGAAAACGCTGTCCGGCAGATCGTGGAGCGCGTGACTGTCCTCTCCGCCGACGAGGTGCTGGTGCGGATCAAGGGCGGCGCGGAAATCAAACAGCGATTGGAGCGATGAAAATGATTTACGCAACCGGCGACCTTCACGGAAACACTCTCCGATTCCAGCCACAATACTTTCCAGAGCAAGCGGAGATGACCAAAGACGACTACATGATCGTCTGCGGCGATGCAGGGCTTGTGTGGAACGGTGACAAGAGCGACGATCCGCAGCTCGACCGGCTAGAAACCCTGCCGTTTACGGTTTTGTTCGTAGACGGCAATCACGAAAACTTCGACGCGCTGAATGAATATCCCGTGGAGCAATGGCACGGCGGAAAGGTGCATAAAATCCGTCCACATGTCATCCATCTGATGCGCGGGCAGGCGTTCGAGCTGCAAGGCCGCACGTTTTTCACGATGGGAGGTGCTCAGAGCCATGATATCGCGGACGGGATTCTGGACATGGACAGTCCGGATTTTTACGAACGATATGACAGCTTACGCCGCAATCGTGGACAGTTCCGCATCAACCACATTTCATGGTGGCAGGAAGAACTGCCGTCCGACGAGGAATATGCTGAAGCCAGGCAGATGCTGGAGCGGCTGGACTGGAAGGTCGATTACATCATCACGCACTGCGCACCGGCAGCAATTCAGCAGAAAGTCAACGCCGATTTCAAGCCGGATAAGCTGACGGACTTTCTGGAGGAAATTCGATGCCGCAGCCGGTTCCACTACTGGCTGTTTGGGCATTACCACGACAACCGAATTATTGACGAAAAGTACGTTCTGCTCTATGAGCAGATGGTGCGCATATTATAAAAAAATACACGCAGACACATTTTTACTCTCGACGAGAATTGCTGTATTCAGTATAATGGATATAGCATATGAGGTTATATTCTTAGAAGCAGCACAGATAGGGGAGAAATATATGCCCGCACAAAAGAAATTCAGGGACAGTATTCATGCCAAAGGAACGGAGATCACGGTTCTTTCTACCGGCGATAGCAACGACTATATTTCACTGACGGATATTGCACGGTACAAAAGCGATACGCCGGATGACGTGATAAAAAACTGGATGCGCAACCGTGATACAATCGAATTCCTCGGTCTATGGGAGCAGCTCAATAACCCGGATTTCAAACCCGTCGAATTCGACGGGTTTAGAACGCAGGCCGGCTCGAATGCGTTTACCATGTCTCCAAAGAAATGGGTTGAGGCGACCGGGGCCATCGGGATCGTGTCAAAAGCGGGGCGCTATGGTGGAACATTTGCACAAAAGGATATCGCATTTGAATTTGCCTCGTGGATCTCAGCCGAGTTCAAACTGTATATTATCAAGGATTATCAGCGGCTGAAAAATGACGAGAACAGCCGTCTCGCGCTGGGTTGGAACCTCAACCGGACGCTGGCAAAGATCAATTACCGGGTACACACCGACGCGATCAAAGATATGCTGATCCCGCCGGACGTGACGCCGCAGCGGCAGAGTTATACATACGCCAACGAAGCGGATGTGCTGAACGTCGCGCTGTTTGGAATTACGGCAAAAGAATGGCGGCAGGCGCATCCGGACTCCAAGGGCAATATCCGGGATGAAGCAAGCCTGCAGCAATTGATCGTGCTTGCAAATATGGAAAGCATCAACGCCGAACTGATTCGCCAGGGCGTACCGCAAAGCGAACGGCTCCTGCGGTTAAATGCCAGTGCCAAACAGATGATGCAGTCGCTCACGAACGACCATCGAATCGAGGCATTCAAGGAATACGGCACACTGCCGCATGAGTCTGAATAAGAAGTCAGACAGGAAAAGAAACAGAGCGAAGGGACGACATTGCCGCCGTTTTTTCGCTCTGTCTGTTTACTGATTATAAAATGGCGCTTGCCGTCATCGGGAGATATTCAAAAGCGCCGTTGTCCTTGCATTGACACCCATAAGCTCCCGCTGCGTCTGCCGGTTCGCCTGACACATGGGCATCAGAAAGTTCACAGCCTTTCGGATCTGCTGAAGGTCAGAAGAAGTGAGGGCGTTTTGATGCAGATGCTCCAAAACACGGCTATAAGCGTCCTTCAAGGATGCGGACACGGCAGGCTGAAAGAAATAAGTTGAGATCAGGCCGCCGATCAGGGCGGCTTCGGTATCGGTGTACTGCATGACTGCTCCTCCCTCGCAAGAATCAAACGAACGGGGCAATCATACCACAAAATATTGTAGCAGGCTATTCGCAAAATGACGAAATATACGATGCGCAGCGGCGCAGAAAGGAGAAACCATGAACGTCAGAAAACCTGTGGATTACAGCACGATGTACCGGAAATTGACCGCAATTCTTACGCAAAATCTTCCGCAGATGATTGAGATCTACACCATTGGCAAGGCTATCAGCCAGCGTCCGGAGAAGGGCGCAGCCGTCGCTGCCGCAGAATTTTTGCAGGCGAATTTCCCTGACCGCACAGGCATTTCCCCGCGCAATGTGCGCCAGATACGCGATTTTTACAAGACTTATGAAAATGACCAAAAACTCTTACGGCAGAAGTAGTTAGATGTGCTGTATATTCCGCAAAAGTATGCGCTATACCGTTTTCCTCCGGATATAGTGTGTCAGAATCCGTAAAAACTGCGCAGAGGATGGGGCGGTCGTCAGCGGACGGCAAGTAAAGCTGCGCAGGAGAACGGCGTTTTTACGCCATGAATCACAGGCAAACCCGTCAATGTTTCGGACAACCTGAAGCGGATTGGTGTTGTATTGGTCTGCTACTTCAGGATATAGCCGCTGCGATGGTTTCACCAGCCAATGCGGATTGAGTGAGGCGAGATAGACCGAGTACGAAAGATGGAAAAATGCAGTGTTGGTTGCAGAGAAACCGAGTCGGTACAACAGATCATATACTTCGACAATGTCTGTTACGGCGTTCATGCTGCATCCGTCCCCTCCAGCGCTTGCACACGGTTCATAAACTGCCGAACCAGCGCGCTCTGTGCATCCGCCTCCAGCATAGAAAAGAGAAACAGCAAGGTCGGGGCGGAGGCGGCATATCTCCCGCGCTCCAAGTCACTGTATGCGCGGCTGGAAATACGAAGCTGCTCTGCCATCGCTTCCTGCGTCAGCGCCATCTTCTGCCGCAGGGAAGACAATTCTGCGGAAAGAAGCTCTGCGAGCAGCGCCGGGTATGGTTTCATTCTGAAGACCTCCATAGTTTATAATAGATCGACTATGGAGATTTTATGTCGAAATGAAGCACGCTTCCACGAAGCTCACTTCGTGCTCGCCGTTCAAATCTTGTGAAAAAGCCGAGTTGAAGCACACAAAACAGTATTTATTCGCTGAAACAACAGAATATCCAATGCGCGTCAGCGCGGAAAGGAGAAGATATGAACATCAGAAAACCTGTGGATTACGGCACGATGTATCGGGAATTGACCGCAATTCTTACGCAGAATCTTCCGCAGATGGATGAAGTGTATGCCATTGGCAAGGCAATCAGCCAGCGTCCTGAGAAGGGCGCTGCAGTCGCTGCTGCAGAATTTTTGCGGGCGAATTTCCCTGACCGCACAGGCTTTTCCCCACGCAATGTGCGCCGGATGCGAGATTTTTACCGGACTTATGAAAATGACCAAACGCTCCTCCGTCTGGCGATGAAAATCGGCTGGACGCTGAATGTGGTCATCATGGAAGCAGAACTGACAAGCGTACAGCGGATATCCTGTCTGCAAAGGGCTGCAGCTGAAAGACTATCGAAAAAGAAACTTTTGGAGATCATTTTGAACGACGCATTTGCGGAAAAGCCTATCGACGAGCCTGACGAAATATGCTATAATATTACAAACACAAGCGAGGACGGAGCCGATCAAGCACAATTCGAGTCACCACTGCGTTGCGTGGCGAAAAGAAAAAGAGGGGTTGTACGATGCGGTCGAAGAAAAATCTCGTCATTGGTTTCTTATTGCTGCTCCTTGGCATCGGGCTTTCTGAGCACAGCTTACTGCTTTCCATATTTGCAGGCGTGGCTGGGATCGTCATGATGATTCTTTATGCTGCGAGTAAGCTCAAGCGGAACACTTCTGAAACAAGTGCTGTGTCCTCCAAAACCAGCAAAATTCAGCCACCGACAAAAACACAGCAAGCCAATACGCAGAGCGTCTCATTTTCGTTGGAAGCGCAGCAGCTTTATCAGCAGCTTGCGGACCAATACAACCGAATCGTAAACAATGGTTGTTTCGGGTCGCTGGCACAGATTGAGGAAAAAATGGATCGCTGCAAGTGCTTCCTAGAACAATGGATGGAAGCACTCTGTAATAAGGACTTTGTGGCGCTGCTTCAAAACAAAGCAAAGTACTACGAATATTTAAAGGGCTTTCGTCTGCCGCAGTTTGGAACATGGAGGACGATTCAGGCAGAAGGCAGCGATGACAGTATTCCAGATGGACTGACCAAGGCGCTTATGGGGCGAATTCAAGGAAAGCAGAAAGCGCTGCAAGAGTTCTGGGAAACGCAGAAGTGGTTTGAAGAAATGATACCATCTCTTCAAACCTATGAACTGACTGTCCAACCGGATGCGGAGCCGTTGCCAAAAAAGTTGGATTATGAATATCCGAATACAAATAACGTCACAAGCAGAACGCCACTTGCAAAATTCAACGACTTCTATGCGATTGATTTGGAAACGACCGGCTTGAGTGAAGTAAAAAACGAAATCATCCAAATCGCCATTATCAAGTTCCATCATTTCCAGCCGGTCGAAATCCTGTCCAGCTATGTGAAACCACGGAGAGGGTTAAAGCCTGAAGCGGCAGTAATTAACCATATCACGGAAGACATGGTTGCTGATGCGCCTTATATCGAGCAGATCATGCAATCCGTGGATGCATTCATCGGCGAGAGAGCACCGATCGTTGCGCATAACCTCCAGTTCGAGTATAAGTTCTTGGCTGCCAATGGAAGCGA